AGGTTGGCTATCCGAAAAGTCTATCGACCTCATCGAGCTGCCGGCCGACAAGGTTGACATGATCCTGAGCAATAAGCCTTCCTTCATCAAAGACATCAGCAAATAATATGAGCGACCCAATTCAAGACGCCTTCAACTCCATGCATCAAGGGAACCTCCTTGCGGCTAAGGATGCCCGCATCAAGCAGCTGGAGCAATACCTCGAAGGTATGCGCGAGGCCGGCGACGCCATCTGGTACTGCGTGCGCCACGCTAAGCGCGTTGACCCTGCCGAACTGCAAGAGGCCATCGAAGATTGGCAAGAGGCCCGGAACAATGCTTGAAATCCCTAAGGGCATTATAGCCAAGGCCGCCCCCCTTGGCGCCTCTTACGCCCTACTCATCTTCTTAGATCGCACCCCCTACATCGAGCTGACCGCCCGCAAGCAAGCCGACTTCTTAGTCTCCCTTGCCGCATGGAAGAAAACCACGCTGGCATCGCTTAGGCGCTCCGATGTGCGTTTCTTCATCCGCTCACCCGGTGACATCAAAGAGCTGACTTTCTAACCCACCAACATGACTAACCGCGATCACCTCCGTCACCTGCTGACTAACATAACCTCCGAGTTAGCCGTTCTTGATAAGATGGCCAACTCCATCCCTGCCGAGCGTGACGTTAAGACCTTTGAGTCGTCGGTGTTTGCGGCCATCCTTGAGTTGGAGGAAGTCGACCCGGACAGCCTTGAGGAAAGCAACCAGGTTAAACCCCTGCATGACCGGATCCATGCCATCGTGCTTCAACTCCGCATCCAACGGAACACCCTTGAACGTCTTGAGCGTTCGGCGGAGATGGCGCTTGATGATGTCCGCAAACTGTCCCAGGCTGTCGAAGAACCTTACTCCGACGAAGATTTATAAACCATTTCCCTAACCCAATAACAAACCACGCAACAATATGATCAGCAAAGAAACCAACATTAAATTAAAGGACGAAAAGTATTACTCTAAATTTATTACTAATCGCCTTAAGGAAGCAAAGAATGAGCTTAAGGAACAAGAATTATTTATTAAGAATACCCTCGTTGAGTTTGAGGTTATCTTGATGCTGGCTGACGACATGGCCAATCAACTTCACAAGATTGATGACAAGTCTGCCGTTAAATCTCGATATGATTTAATGAAACAAAAACTTAACATTAATTAATTTTTCCTAACCCAATAACATACATACCTAATACCATGCCCATGCTCATCGAACACCGCGTCGTCTACGACGGCATCCAAGCGCTTAACTACTCCGGCTCCAAAGAGCTGCTGAAGTCACCGCTCCACTATCAGGCTTACCTAACCAAGACCCGCGAGGATACCAAAGCCCTCCGCATGGGTTCTTACGTTCACCGCCTAGTCTTGGAACCTACCGCGGAGGCCACGACGCCCCGCTTTGTTAAGGCCCCCGAATGTGATCGTCGGACTAAGGACGGTAAAGCCATCTTTGAAGCGTTCACCGCCAGCATCATTGCCGGGCAAACCATCATGACGGAAGATGAATGGAACGAGGGCATCCTGATTGCCAACTCCGCTAAGTTAGCGCTCAAGGCCAAGAGCATCGTCCTTGGTAAGACTGAAGTCATGTTCATGACCTACCTTGGTGAAGTCCAAGTTAAGTGTGCCATCGACGGCTTGGGCGAAGATGATTACCTCTACGACCTCAAGACCACCGAGGACGCATCGCCTCAAGGTTTCCTTAAGTCAGTCCGTAATTATAAATACAACCTCCAGGCTTACTTCTACCGGCAAGCCTTTGAGGCCGCGTTTAAAATCCGATGCAAGGGCTTCCGTTTCCTCGTAGTCGAAAAGACCCCGCCTTTCGCCACGGCAATTTATGAGCTTGGCCCTGAGCTGATGACCAACGCTTGCTTTGATTTCGAGGCCGCGCTGAAAGCATACAAGACTTGCACCGACTTGGGCGAGTGGCCCGGCTACTCTGAGGAGATCCAAACTATCGACCTTGCGGCTAAGGCCACGACCATCCCTCCAATCCAATTCGCTTAATTCTCTATGAACCCACAAGACCCCAACGCTCGTCCCCCGCTTAAGAACATCGAAAAGTCCGGCACCTATGTGCTGAAACTTTGCAAACCCAAGGACGATAAAATCTATGATCGCTTCAAGTTGAACAAGTCAGGCTTTGCATCCTGCTCCTTGTTCTTCATGGACGGCGACGGCAACTGCGTCACCAACCGCTACTCGGCCCAATGGGGCAAGTCCCTGGCTGTCGTCATCGGCAAGTTCTCCGGCAAGTATTGCCAAGCCCCCAGTGAGCAGGTGTCAGTTGAGCAGCTCATTAAGTTTTGCGAGCCGGCCTTCGGCAAGATTGCCACCGTCGAAATGGAAGTCACCCCTGACAAGCCTTGGGAAGGTAAGCCTCAATTCAAATACAAGTTCACTAAGATAACCGCTCGCGACTCTATGCTCTACGGCGCGCTCAAAGACCCATCGACCACCGACGACGACGCCACCAAGCCAACCGCCGCCGCCGATGAGTCCTGTCCCTTCTGATCCCGAGGAAGGCCAACGCCCGACGCTTATCCTGATAGCAGGGTACGCTCGGGCAGGGAAGGACACCCTTGCCACGGGCATCCTTGAATGGTGCAAGCGCGGGGCCGCCCAGGTTAACTTTGCCACCCCGCTTAAGGAGGCAGGTAACGCGTACCTTGAGTATCTGCACCTGCCCGGTGATTTCTTTAACGAGCAATTTAAAGTCGAGAACCGCGACTTCTTAATCGCCGCTGGCCGTCTCGCCCGCTCCATCGATAAGGATGTCTTTGCTAAGAACCTGGTTAACTACCTGCCCTTCATCGGCCCCGATGAGAACGGTGACGAGCATGACATCGTCGTATGCTCCGACTGGCGCTACACGAATGAATGGATCGTAGCGGCCGACACACTCCTTGAACATAACTGGCTCTTAAGGACTATCTACGTTGAGACGGCCGGCGTTGGCCCGGCTAACGACGAGGAAGCATACAGCATCTTAGACCTACGGATGAACGTGACGTTCGACCAAGAGTTCTATTTCAAACCCAATGCTCGGCAAGAAATCATGGCTGAAGGCCGGAGACTCGCCCAGACATGGCAATTATAAACCTAAACAAGAAGGCTCAACCTCTTACCGCTGAGCAATACGCATGGGCCGCGAGCGTCGGCGTATCCCGCAAGCGCGCTGATTGGTTAGCGTCCTGCCCGATGCTTACTAACTGCGGCACGCATATGAAGTACGTTAAAGAGCTGAGTACCAAACCAGATCGCAACCTGGTCTACGGTAAGTCCATTATCTATTTCCGCTACCAACCCCGCAACCAAAAGGCCATCAACATACGCTTGGACAAAGACCCAAAGGTTGCCCGAGAGATGCGTGACGCGCTCGAGAAGATATATGTCCCTGCCCGGATGCCTAAGCCTACTTTACCCATGACCACTAACACGCCACCCCAAGACACTCCATGAGCAAGCTCACTAAATTTATCTACGCTTCAGACAGTCATGGGGACATGGCTGACCCGGAAGCATTGGACGCGCTCTTTGAGTTCACTAAAGACTTTGGCGGAGATAGCGTCATCAAGATTGCCGGTGGAGATCAGTACGACTTTAGATCACTGCGTAAGGGCGTAGGTTCTGATAAGGAAGGTGCTGAGTCTCTCCAGGCTGACCTCGATGCAGGTAAACAATTTTTTGACCGTTGGCGTCCTAACGTATGGCTTTGGGGAAACCATGAACATCGTCTCGACGCCGCGCAAGGTTCCGGCTCCGCCCTGGTACGCGATTACTGCCAAGGCGTGAAAGATAGCATCAACTCCCATGCCCGCAAATGCGGCGCTAAGACCATCTTGCCATATCATGCGGATAAGGGCGTCTTTCGCTTAGATTCTGTGGCGATGGTGCATGGCTACGCACATGGAGTCAGTGCAACCGTTCTACAGGGCCTCCACTACGCCCCTTACGGCGGCGCTCTTATCCACGGCCACACTCACAACCTTGCCAGCGTTGCATTGACTAAGCATGGGGGTGGTAATGCCTTCTCAGCTGGATGCCTATGCCGAAAAGATGAAATGACATACAGCGCACAAAGGCTTGCCACCGCTCGATGGGGTTCAGGCTTTGTCGCCGGGTTCATTACGGCCGGCGGAGATTACAAAGCGTGGCTTGTGCATAAGATGGGTAACCAATGGATATGGACTAAAGACCTAAAGACCTACGTCCCTAAAATTAAATGAAGGCTCCTGATCCGCACATGATAGCATTCCTCGGCGCCTTAAAGAACAGCGTCGATAGCGTACCGAAAGATTATAAGACTAACCGCGAGCTCTGCATGTTGTGGAACCGTTCAAGTTCCCGGGTATGCAAGATGATTAACCAGGCGCTTGCCCATGGCACC